TAAACTTTTCACTGCTTTGAGAGTACCTAAAGCATTTTTAGGGTTTGATGAAGCTCAAGGTGAGGGTAAAAATTTGGCGTTATTAGACATTAGATTTGCTAGAACAATCAATAGAATACAACAAGCAGTTATTCAAGAACTAAATAAGATTGCGATAATACACTTATTGCTATTGGGCTTTGATGATGAGCTAGATAACTTCACGATAACAATGAATAATCCATCAACACAGGCCCAAATGTTGAGGATTCAGAACTTGCAACAAAAAGTAACACTGGTCAAGGATGCAGTAAGTGATATCGGTAACGGTTTCGGAACGATGTCATTAACTAGAGCCAGACGTGACATACTCGGTTGGAGTGACGATGATAACCGACAAGACTTACTTGAACAGAGAATGGAAAAAGCTGCTTCAGCTGAATTGGCCAACACCGCGAATGTCATTAAATACACTGGGGTATTCGATAAGGTCGATAAGCTATATGGTGACATAGAAATAGCCAAAATGGGAGGCGTTCTTCCAGAAGGTGGTGAGGACGGTGAAGCTGCTGATACAGGTGGCGGAGGCGGAGGCGGAGGCGGAGGCGGCTTCGGTGGTGGTTTGGATTTGGGGGGAGGCTCTGACGTTGGGTTCGAAGAGGCCCAAGGTGAGGAAGCCGTAGGTGAGGAAATACCATCTCCAAATGAAGGTGAAGCGGTTCCTGAAGCGCCAGCTACTGAAACAGTTCCAGAGATAGGTGAAAGTTTAATTCGAACTGAAAAACTTTTAACTGAAGAAATAATAAAGCTTAAGAAACAAGTACAACCAAGGATTGATAAGTATAAGGATATCTACATGAATCGTCTTTTGGAATCGATAAAAACACCTAGTGAGGATGCCAAAATCAACGAAAATAAAGTTAAAATGTATGATAAAGGATTTAAGCTTAATAACGAGATAAATGAAATTTTAAAAGATATTGACGGAGTTATCAAACAAAAATAACAATTACTACCATTATTCATATTTATAAATATAAACCATCGCACCATGTATAATTTTGGCTCACTTTTAGACACGCTAAAAGAATTCGTTGTAGACTCAGTTGTCAATAAAACACCTTATGATAAGAAACGATTAGGTTCAATTCTTAGGCTTATTAAAGAAAACCGTATTTTATATACACAGTTCAAAGTGTTTGAGAACGTTAGGACGCATCACGCTGAAGACGATTTCGTTATATCAGAATTCATATCTGAAACAGTTAAACAATTGGACGGTATAAGCCGAAAGGATATTGTTAAAACTAACCGATTATTTAAAGAAGCTTTGGATGTATTAACCAATAAAACGGAATTGGTTGAATCCACCACAATCAATACGGCGGTTTCTAAACTCATTTTTTCCAATGACGTTAAAGAACGTGCTGCGGTGAAAGGTAGTATCAAGGAGCATATTAAAAATAATATCATTGAGAAGCCTGCAACAAGTGATTATGTACCTACTGATATGTTGGCTAAAGTTCTAGTTGATAGATTCAATAAGAAGTATGCTGACCTTTCTGAATCCGATATAACGTTGGTAAAATCATTGATGAGTGATAACAAAGAGACACAAGAAACTGAATTCAATAGTATAATCAAAGAGTGTTTGACTAAGGTGAATAGTCAGATTTCAGAAAGTGATACGAATGTAAAGGAAAAACTATTGTTAGTTAAAGAAAGGTTGTTGGATATGGGTTTTAATCCAAAAACTTACGAAGAAGATATGCTTAAAATGATAAACTTAAAAGATTCGTTGAATTAATATGCCGATAGAAGTAAAACAGAATATATTAGAAGTTTCCAGCCGTGATTTGATACCTAACGTGAGTTATGGCCAATGGTTTGAGTTGGAACTTTGTGAAGGTGCGCTATGCAAGCGAATCAAAACACCTGAAGACTATAACGGATTTTTGCTAAGATATAAAAAAGGTTTAAGTATACCTAAGCATAGAAATAATGATGAGTATCATATACTTCAAGTTAAAGATGGTGTAGTGGTAGATTTAGTCACAAATGAGGTTTATACTAAAGGGGATACTGTAGTATTTGATAAAGGACAAGAACACCAGCTAAAATGTATTGAGGAGGCATATATCTTTTGTATGATGACTGATAATTACGAAGTCGTAAAAAAATTAATTTAATTATTTTCCTAAAATCACTTGACAGAGGTGGATTATACGAGTATTATTAAATAAATTCTAATAATGCATAAAAAAGGAAAAACCGTACAATTAAATAACTTTAATAACCATAAGGTAAAATACGGCACAATTGACGTAACTGATAATAAATCAGTTTATTTGAATCTATCAACTTGGATTACACCAAAAAACGCTAACACACAACCAAACCAATTGGTAAGCGCAATTAATAAGCGCGTTAGGACACACGTACACACATACCTAAATGGTGTTACTAATCACGGATTTAAATATATCGTAGATACCGACCTAAGAAGTTCAGGTATTCGAACAGGTAAAAAAAGTTTTATGTCATCAGATATCACATTATATGTTAATACCAGATTTGATAATATTTCTGATTATATTGAAAGAATGTCAGAGTATGTTATAACAAATATCGAAACAGATTACGCTCAATTATTGGAATTCAGCAAGAATAAAAAATAATTTATCGACATAGCGCATATTTATCATAAAATGCAACTATGTCGAATTTATCGATTTTAAGAGCTGGAGAAACTGGATTTGGATATCTAATTGAACGTGACGCGGGTTATATTTCGCCTGACGACAAAAGAAACCATGCGTTTATAAATGAAATGAAAAAGTTCGAGCAAGGCTCGAATGTTATCGCTGAACCCTATTATATCTACGCTGTTCTACAAAAATACGGAGTTAAGAACCGAAACGGAAGGGTGTATCCTGAAGATATACTTAAATCACAATCTAAAGCTTACCAAGTATTAATAGATGAGAGACGCGCAATAGGCGAGCTTGACCACCCTGCTGAATCAATCATTGCAGGTGATAGGATTTCACATAACATTGTTGAGATGTGGTGGGAAGGAAATGTACTTATGGGGAAGATTGAAATTTTAATGTCTCCAGGTTTCATTAATCTAGGCATAGTATCCACCACAGGCGACCAAGTTGCAAACTTACTTAGACATAGAATTAAAATAGGCGTCTCATCAAGAGGTGTTGGTTCCGTTGAGGATGTTCACGGAATACAGGTCGTACAGAACGACTTTGAGCTTATTTGTTGGGATATTGTAACGAATCCAAGTACTCCAGGGTCATGGATTTTCAATGATTTAAATAAATCTTCAGAAATGAAAATGGAAGTGGTAGAATCTAAACATAAGATAATCAGCGGATTAGATAAATTTTTATTAGGTTAAATAATTTTTTTCAACATTATAACATATTTATTATAAAACTGATACAACTTTTTTTATTCGTTTATGACACTATTGCATATTTATTATAAAAAAACCATTAATAAAAAAAATACAAATTAAAAAAAATGGCAAAACAACAAGAAACAGATTTTGTGAAAGAAGCGCTTTTGGACATTCAGTCTATTAAAGCAGCTTTAACTGAAAACGCGAAAGAAACACTTCGGGCTATCGCTAGGGAAGAAATTGACAGCGTTATCAATGAGTCGTTATCAGAAGCTAACGATTTTGAAGAAGAAGATGTTGAAGGTGAAATGGAAGGTTCTGAGGAGGCTGAAGCTGAGGCTGATGTCGATGTCGATCCTTATGATGGTGAGGCTGAAGGTGATGAGCTGGATGTTGATTCATTAGAAGGTGACGATGAACTTGAAATCGAACTTGATGACACCGAAATGGGTGGTGATGAAGAACTCGACATGGACGATATGGACGTGGTTGATGTTGATTTATCAGATGCACCAGATGAGGAGGAAATCGATTTGACTGACGCTTCTGATGATATGGTATTATCAGTTTATAAAGAACTGACCGATACTGATGAAATTGAGGTCATTGGTGACGAGATTCATATGGACATCAAGGAACCTGGAAAGTTCATCCTTAAACCAAAACAGTCAGCTGTCGCAATCGAAGTTGAAGATGAAATGGACATGGAAGAAGAAATGGAAGAAGGAATGGGAATGGGAATGGAAGAAGAAATGGATATGGATGAGGCCATATATGAAGTGTATATGGACGAAGAAGCCCATGACATGGAAGAAGGTTATGAAATGGAAATGGAAATGGAAGCTGATGAGGAAGATATGCTTGATGAAGCTATCCCTGTCGGAATTGCTCAGGCTCGTAGAATGCCAGGTCGTAATACCCCAATCAAAGGTGCTGGCGCCAAAGGCGTTAAGGTGGAATCAAAGGTTTCAGAATATGAAAAACTTTTGACCGAATCAAAGAAGCTTAAAAAAGAGAACGAAATCTTCAAAGAAAACCTGATTAGTTTCAGAAAGACTTTGGCTGAGACCGCTCTTTATAACTTCAATCTAACCTATGTTACTAAAGTTTTCTTGGAGCATGCTACAACTAAAGACGAGAAAATTAGCATCATGGAAAGATTCGATGGCGTTAAATCTATCAAAGAATCCAAAGTTCTCTATGATAAGATTGTAAATGAAATGGGTTCAAGGAAGACAATCAGTGAAAGCGTATCGAAACTAGATAGGTCTGTTGCCTCTGGAAAATCCAACTTAAGCGAACATACTGCTTATGTAGATAATGAAACTGCTCGTATCCGTGAACTGATGGAGCGAGTTGAAGGTAAGAAATTACTTTAATAATAACAATAACAATTAAAAACTAAAAAAAAAACAAAATGTCACATCTATTAACTTCTGGTATGGTCGGTAATATCGGCCTTAACCACATGAAAGAAGTAAGGAAGAAAGTCCAAGAAAAATGGGATCAAACAGGCTTCCTTACAGGTCTTCAAGGCCACGTAAAAGAAAATATTGCACAGTTGTATGAGAACCAAGCTTCTAGCTTGATTACTGAAAGCACTACTGCTGCGCTATCTTCTGGATCATTCGAAACTGTTGTGTTCCCAATCGTGAGACGCGTATTCTCTAAGCTTTTGGCTAATGATATCGTATCTGTACAAGCTATGAACCTACCTATTGGTAAGTTGTTCTTCTTTGTGCCTGTTACATCTTCTAGGGTTGATAACGCTAGTGGTACATATGGTGACCCATATTCTACAGTTCCATATACCGCTAAGTTTTCGGCTCACACTGGTATGAACCAGCTGCCTGATTGTGTAATTAATGGTGAAACTTGCCGAGCTACCGATTTTATGGTTAAAAACTTGTATGATTTATTCTACAATGATGGTCTTTTTGATAATTCAAAAGGTGCAATCACCATTAAGTCATATTATAGTTCGGGAGCTACAGTTAATAATGTACAAAAAGTAACATTGGGTACTGATGGTGCATTTACCGTTATAACCAACCCATTACAAGCTTTACAAACCGCTACCGATGGTACAGTTAGAGAAATTATCCTTAAGGTATCTGGATTCAGTTCATCTGACAAAGGTCGTTTGAACGGTCCTGATGGTAACGACATGGATACTGAGTCTTTCTTGGCCTCTTTAATGGTATTTAACGCTGGTACACCTTTGACTGCTCCTGACGGTACAGTTGTTGCTGCTACCGTAGCTAAGGTGCCATTTAGAGTTGTTACACAGAAATATGGTAAAGGTATTGTTCAATACAGTGATATCTGCGATGCACTTGGTGATATCTATCTAGGAGTAGATACGACAGCACCTGCTGCTATCGGCACATCTACTTTTGACGGTTACATCGGTATTTCAGGTGGAACACCTAACCAATCAGTTGCCAGCGGTACCACATTCGGTGTTGCTTGGGCTGAGTACGCTACTCTTGAATTGGAGACTGAAATGGGTGAGGTATCCTTCCGTCTTGATGAGGTTGTAGTATCTGTTGAAGAGCGTAAGCTTCGTGCTACTTGGTCTCCTGAGCTTGCTCAAGACGTAAGTGCATTCCATAACATCGATGCTGAAGCTGAACTTACTGCTCTTCTTTCTGAGCAAGTTGCTTCTGAAATCGACCGCGAAATTCTTCGTGACCTCCGTAGCCTTGGTGCTTGGCAGTTGCGTTGGGATTACTACGGATGGAGAAAGGCTGCCCTTGCTTCTAACGCCTACACTCAGAAGGACTGGAATCAGACTCTTATCACTAAGGTTAACCAAGTTTCAGCTCAAATCCATAAATCAACCCTTCGCGGTGGTGCTAACTTCATCGTAGTATCTTCAGAGATTTCTGCAATCTTCGA